CTAGCTTAGAAAACTCCTGTTCCTTACTTAGGAATTGCAGATATTTCAGTAGTTTCTCTTTATCCCAGTCAGTATAGATACGTTTACATAAAGAATGCAAGAAGTTTATTTGCTTCTCTGTAGCAACCCTATAAGACCCAAAATAAGACATTTCTAAGCCTTGCTCTTGTCCAGATACAGGCGCAGGTGTTTCGGGGCTAATTTTGCCCTCTACGGCCTTTTTAAGGCTATCTGGTGGGGTTTGCCAAGGGTCATTTTCTGGGTTCACGTTACGTTGCACTTCCTCTCGGCTAGCAATACCCTTAGTCACAGCAATACCAAGGGCTGCAATAGCACGACCCCAAGCACTTGTTTCAAGGGTCATCATTTCAGCACCTTTAGCAAAACCTCTAGCTGGTACACGTTCCCAAGCCCAGCCACTTGCGTACGCCATTTTGTCGCGTTCAGGGTAAGCAAACGCTTCACCATAAATGTATGTTTCGCCGTTAAACTCCAGAACACCCTTGTATTGAAAATGCAAAGTGCCCTCTGGGAATTTGTCGTAAAACATTTGAATACGGTCTTTAACTTCTATGTAATTCTTTAAATAATCCACTTAGTTAACTCCTATAAATAGTCCGTAGAATTCCTGTAATTGCGCTAGCTTGTTTTCACAATCGCATTTCTCAAAGATGCACCTAGTTCTATGGTAATAATCCATAGTGTGATAAGCGTGTGCTAAGAGATGAGAGATTGGATACCAAGTTTTATCCATATTGCCCCTTTCGTTAAAAAAAGGTTAAGGCTTACCTGTGTCAAAACACGGCATTGAATTATAACAATTTGATAACGGCGTTAGCGCCAGAGTTCGCCCTCAGCTATGAAAGACCCATCTTTATTAAAAGGCACTAACTCAGGTTTAACTATGCCGTCTTGCTCGTACAAGATTCCAAATCCTGCTTGCCAGTTAGCGTGCCCCTCTTTCATATAACGCATACCAGAAGAATTAAGGTCGCATAGATGCCCAACTTCCATACCCCAAAGTGTTGAAAGATTCCCAGCAAATCCGTGACTTGCAGAGCTTATGCCTTGTCTATGTGTGTGACCACAAATAACATTCTTACCTGTTCTTGTAGCTAATCCAAGAGCTGTTTGTCCTGCGTGATTGTAAAGCCTACCCTCATCGCCGTGACCCATAATTACGCCTCTAGCAACTTCTGTTAAAGACCTGTTGTAAGTAACTTTAATATCTTTGTCGTTGTAACCTAAAAGGTTTTCAATCTTAATTGCATCTATAACACTAAATGCTGGTGCGTGACGGCTAATGTATTTTTCAATTCGTATTGTGTGATTGCTTCGTTGAATTTGGAAAGGCTTACTGCGTCCAATAGCACTACGGAATTCTTTGAGTAAGCCTTTCAAACCTATTATATTCTTTTGTAAAGAACCCTCAAACTCTAAGGCTGTGCCACGTGCATAGGTTGATATTGTCTGACAATCAAGCTCATCACCGACACACAATAATTTATCTGGTTTAACATAATCAACATAATTAAGAAGTGCTTCTACATAAGATTTTTTAATGTAAGGGTATTGCAAGTCTGAGATTACGACGTAACGTTTGATAGTTACCTCTTTCGTGTAGGTTTCTTACCTAACTGTGAGTTAATACTATCTATGGTACTACGAATTTTAACAATATCTAACTGTAGGCGTGTCACTTTATCCGATAAAGATGAACCACCATTAGGAAACAATTGCGATTTCATTTTAATAATCTCTGCAGTTGCCTTAATAACCAAAACAAGGATAGTAATAAGCAAACCAATAATGCCAATAAGTTCATTTATCATTGGCCATCGTACCAATAAGGGTCGTAAAAATCGTCATCGTCATCTTCATCAGGTGAAAGAGTAAATTGGTATTTTTCAGCTGCATAATTTATCATTCCAAAAACTGAATGTTGTGGCATATCTTCATTAGCCATAATCTTTATTGTTTTTTTCTTACCATCAAAAACTTCTAAAAGTGCTACAAATCCTACTATAAGTTTTCCGTCTTCGTGTGCTTTGTTAATCACTTTTACTAGTTCACTAGCCATTACGTCTGGTAATTCAATTGTTTGTTTTTTTGCTTTAGGTTTGCTCATATACCAAATACCTTTCCGTTAAGGTCGCCTGCCTGTGTAAAGGATATATGCAAATGTGATACGTGTGGGTTAGAGCCTTTATAGACACGCCAAGCCCAGTTTTGACGCGATGAAGTTATACGGTGTTGATGGATTATGTAACTAATCCTTTTGTCGCCTTTCAATGCAATTGTCTTAATCTGTTCGGCTAATAGCCAAGATTCTTTAGATGAGTTTTTAACAAGGTCTGAGTCAATGTCTATAGCACGAACCCACCCATTTTTATCTGGGTTGTGGTCTGACTTACGTGCGTTGTGTGCTGTGTCGCCTATCCAGCCGTCTGAGCGTTTATCTCGCTTAGGATACTTGGCGTTTATTTCAGAGCGTAATTGCTCAGCTGCTTTACTTAACCTTGGTTTTGGCATTTGGATTCATCGCGCCCATTGAAGCAGCTACGACAGCACCAAGTACAGCTCTGTAATCAAGGGCGAAGTCTGTTGCTTGCCAAGCTGCTAAAAAAGCAATTGCAGCTAAAGAAAATTGTTTATGGTTAAAGGATTGAAGCAAGTTCATCTTTTGTTAGTCCTGCTATTTCTGCTAACTTTTTAATAGCAGATTCTCTGGCTTCTTGTTTGGCTTTATACTCGGCTTCGAGTAGTGTTTTAGCATCTGCTGTGGCTTTTCTGTCTGCTAAAAATGCTTCTTTATCTGCACCTGTTAGTTCAATTACTTGGTCGTCAATACCGACCATAATTTTATTTGTTGAAGCCATAAACTGACAATTCTCCTGTCGCACTAGAACCAAATACAATAGTAAAACCTGTATATGAAGTTGTTACAGTCATAGTTCCTGAAGTTGTTACAGAATAATCATTATTTAATCCTTGTCTAAATGTTGTTAATTTAGTTAGAAAAGGTGAAAAAATTAAAATTTCAATACCTGTTTGTGTGCTTAAATCTCCTAAAAGAAAACCTGTTCCTGATTGATTTGATTCACCTGTTAATCCTGTTGCGTTTGTATTGCCAATATAAATGCGACTGTATTTGTAATTAGACGAACTGTTATCTGAACCACCAACTCTCAGTCTAAAATTTGCGCCTGTTCCTGAAGTGTCATCTATGTCACCTCTAATTAAATAATTATTGTAAGTTGCACTAAAAACATCATTAAAACTTTGACTGGCTACTCCACTAAAACTAGTGGTGTTTAAGAGTACAAGTCCTGCTTTTTTAGTACCCAAAGCATTATTAAGAGAGGTGTCAATAGAAGACCCAAGAGTGCGAATAGCAGAAGCACCGTCTTTAACAAGTGCTGTGTCATCTGGGGTAGTCCAGCCATAATTGGTCGTAGTTGCCATTGTTCTAGTTTATCCTTTTCTTAAGCGACGTCAAGCCACGTTAAATCGTTAGGCAGGTTTTGCCATTGGGTTAATGGGTTGTAGTCTTCCCATTGTACATCAAGAGAGCTGTAGATTGAGTTAGAAATTGCTAAATCTAAATTAAGGCTGTTCTTTGATAATGTCCAAGTCCAACCCTCAACAAAACCCTCAAATACACCTGAGGTAATAATTCCTGTTGGAATGTTAGTTATGGCTACAAGTGTGTCCATTGAAACACCAAGAAATGAATTACGTACAGCATCAGTTATGTTTGGGTTAGATAGGTTAAGCGATACAGAATCTAGCGACACTTTTGGTAACCCTCTAAGGGCAACTGTTCTAGCAGCTTGTTCTTGGGCGTCTAATTGTTCAGCCAAAATAGTTGGCACAATTTGTTGCAATAAACCATAAGTATCTATGCTTGTGTCATTTTCAGCAGCTTCTTCGGCAATTGGGTCATTATATTGAATGACTACGCTGTTGATAATGTCTGCTGTTTGTAAACGTGTAGTAAAGCCTGCGCTTGAAAGAATGTCAGCGTCAACGGCTATAGTGTTGGTTCCATAGTTAGTTGAACGTCTTTCAGCATCTGCATAACCAATGAGGCCGTCCCCAGTTTCATAGAGGTAGCCCAATCCTGTTGTGGCTGTAACATCTGTTAATTCATTAGCTTGTTCAACTTGTGCTAAACGTGCTAGCACTTCGTAACGTCCGTTGTCAATAACGTCTATGCCTTGAACACCATAATCTTGCCAAGTTTGAAGTGCAGGTAAATCATTCCAAGTTGTAATGTTGCTTAAATCTTCCCAAGCTGTATAAAGTGTTTCTTCAAGTATTCGTTCAATGCGTTGACCATCAAATTCTTGTGGATATGCAACAGCACCTGCGTAACGTTTAACAAGTAAACCAAGTACACCTATTGCTTGCACTTGTACTGTGTTTGCGTATTGGTCATTAGCACCAGCACCCTCAATAGTGTTTTGAACACTTGAAACTTCACCTGTAAACAAATCAATAAACACATTATTTGTGTCTTTAACTTGTATGTTAACTATGTCTAAAAGGTTAATTGCTGGGCTTGTTCCAGATAAGTTGATTAGTTCAAGATTGCAATAACTAGGTAAAGTTGGTTCAAAGAAATCGTTCCTACCTGTTGTGATAGTTGCGTTACTTAAAACCTCATTAGTATATTCAACACCAGCAATACGTATTTTAAATGTGGGTGTGTAAATCGTCATTGGTTATCTAAACCCAAAGTTAAATGGCTTTATTCCTGTCGTCTTTAACGCCGTGTTTTGTACTTTAGTAATTGTTCTAGCTGTGCCTTGTGGGTCTACAGCACCTTTAATGTTGTAATTATTTACTGTTGTGCCACCACCTCGTACTGTGCTTGGTATTTGAGCTGCTGCGCCAGCCAAAGGTGCTAATTGTCCAATAGGGTTAATAAGTAATTTACCAAAATCAGGTAAACTGTTATAAAGTTCTATTGCTTTTTCAAGACCACTAATAACACTTGTAATAACTGTTAACAATTTCTTAAAGCCCTCACCCTCAGCAGCACCAGTTACCTTATCTAACATATCTATAAGCAATTGAGTTGTGCGTCTAAGTTGTTCACCAAGTAAATATGCTTGACCTTGAACATTGTCCATATCGTAACCAAAAGTAACTGCACCTGTTCCAGCGTCATAAAAGGCTCTAGTTAAACTTTGTTTACCTTTAGCTGTTAATCCGTCTACTAAACCTTGCAATGCTGGGGCTAATTGTTCTGTAGCAAATCTTGCAAATCTTTCAAGTAAAGGTAATAATGCTTGACCTAATTGTTCTTTGGCTTCATCTATAGCGATTTTAATACGAGCCATACGGCCAGCAAAAGTCTCAGCAGCAGCATCAGCTTGTCCAGCAAAGGTTTCACTAAGTGCTTTTGTTGCTGCGTCAAAATCTTTAGTTTTAATTATGTTTTCGTCAAGAGGTACACCAATACGTTTTAATGCGCCTAAATTGCCGTCATAGGCTTTACCAAGGGCTTCTGTAACTGTGGCAAGGTCTTTACCTGTACCAGCAGCAATATCTAATGCAAGTTGTTGTAATTTTTGTGCTTTAGTAACGTCTTGAGTTGACCTAACAAGTCTGTCAAGTGATGGACGTAATTGGTCATCGGCTATACCTGTGGCTCGTGCTGTTTTGTCAATATAATCTTCAACAGATTTAATTTGAGCATCTGTGGCTTTAGTTGTGTTTTTAAGAGTTATAGCTAAAGATTTTTGTGCTTTCTCATCTTCAACAGCAGCTTTAACAGCATCAATACCAATTTTAATAGCCATAGCCCCAGCTGCAGCACCAACAGCAAGAAATGCTGCTGCACCTTTTTGTAAAGCGTTATCTAATTTATTGCTAAAAGTTTTAGTTTCTTTATCAGCTTTATCAAGCCCCTGAATAAAATCTTTAGTATCAGCAAGTAAAGCAAGTTTTAACGACCTAATCTCAGCCATTTAAGCTGCCCTACCTTTCCACTCAGTTGCTATTTTTTCATAGCCTTGTAACCATTCGCGTACAATAACTGGTTGAAAACGTTCTAAAGCAACAAAGATAAACCAACCACGATTACCACGCCCTTTACGTGGGCTACGTGGTGGGAACTGCTTTAGTCTGTTAGAACCAAATTCTGTACCAAATAAAAGCGTACCAGCCTTTGCTCCACTTCGGGTAACTTTTGTGTTACCACCCATTGTAAAATTTGGTGCTTTGTCTGACCTGTTAATTTTTAATGATTTCATTATAGCGTCTGCTTGTGCAGGGTTAGGTGCATTGTAAGCGTAAGAAGTAACAAATCTAGCTGCGCGTTCTGCTAAATCATTAGCTATTTTTTTCATATCATTTTTAGCAATATCGTCCATTTTACTAAACGTGGCTAAAAGGGAACGTAGCTCATAGTCATCTACTTTAACCCTGATAGTTCTTTTAGTGTTGCTAGTTTTACCAGCTATTGCATTAGCCATTATTGCGCTCGTTCAATATGTCTATAGCCGTTGCCCATATGTCGGGTTCTGCATTGAGCCAATAATCGGGTGTTATCCCAGTTGCTATTGCTAGTTCTACTGCTGTGCGCCCGATACTTCGGGCTTGGTAAAATTTGCTGTCTCAAAATCAGAAGCAACAACATCGGTGACTTTGCTTTTCCAAGTTTCAAAGTTTTCAACTTTTTTTGTGACTCGTTGTTGAATTTTGTGTGCCAAAAATAAAAGAAGTGTGTTACTTGGTGTGCTTTCTTCAATAAGTATTTTAACAATTGATTTACCTGAATATAGTTCTTTTTCTGCAAGTGAAAGTTCAATAGGTCTTGTCCATTCTTCAAACTTCTCACCTGTTTCTAATTCCCACGTTAATTTTAGTTTAAGCATTTTGTGTGCCCCTGTTCTTTAGTTGTTGTTATGCAGTTAGGTCTTCTGTTGGGATACCGACAACTTGTAGAGATACTGAACAAGTTTGTGCGTCTGCACCTGAACCAGAAATACTTGGGTATTGTGGTAATACTGTACCAGTTAAAGTTACACCTGTTGTTAGTGTTAACACAAAAGCAAGTGCTGTATCTGGTGCTGATTCGGTTGCGTCCCAAAGTGCTTTATACAAGCTGTCTGGGCTTTTACCTGCATCATTCAAGAAATTAATATCAAGAGTGACGTTTGAATCAATGTATTTGTAGGCTTTGCCTGCAAGAGTGTCAAAAGTTAAACGTTCGGTATCAAAGTTGATAGCAGAATCTAAAATTTGTTCACTATAGTTTTTTGTAGCAATAGTCAATGTTAATTGACGACCACTTAAAATAGTTGTTGCCATTTCTTACCTTTCCTAGCCTGTGTAGGCTGTTTGTAGTTGTATTTCAGCACTTAATAAATCTGTGCTATTTGTGCTTCTAATTCTTGGGCTACTTACAGACAAGATTATCCAACTTGTCGGAATAAGTCCAAGAATTGTTTCTATATCATCTTCCAAGTTTGTTAGCGCGCTTGGGTTTGAATACGTTGTACTAACAACTTCTAGTGTTAGACGTACGTACCAATTCTTATTGTTACCTATTACTATAGGTTCTAAATATGGGTCACTAGCTAAAATTAAAGCTGCTGGTGGAATTATGATTTCTGGTACGTGGTCGTATGCAGAATAATTTGTATTTGACGTTATTGCTGTTTTAAGGCCTGCTCGTAGCGTACTAAGAGCCATAGTTAACCTACTTGACTATTAGAGTCAATATATTTGCTAATCAAACCTGTAACTTTATATAAAAGGGTTCTACCCATTCTGTATGGGGCTGGTGTGTAATCTAGTGCTTGTTGTGTGCCACCTGCAGCTAGTCTTGATTGAAATACGTCTACAGCGATTTGTAATACAGCTTCTTCTATAGCTGCTACGCCGTTGTATTGTGATAAATCATTTTCAGCAGCAATTCCATTAGGTATAACAAATCTATAATCGGTATGTACTGGTGCGCTTGTTGTTGTAATTTTAAAAGTGTAATCATCAACTATTGAAGATATTGTTTTGTTGCCATTTACGTGTGCTTCAACACCTGATATGGCTACTGTTTGTGTTTCATAAAATTTGTGTGGTTGTGTTGTGTGAATTGTTGTTTCGGTCGCTTTTTCTGAATAGTGTTTATCTATTCCAACTTTCCATTGAATAAGAAAATCGCCAATAGCGTCTTCTGAAGTGTCAATAATTGCGTTTAATGCTGTGTCATCATAGAGAGTATTCGGAACGCCAAGTACAGCTCTTAACTGAGCTGCTGTTACTAGTACTGGCATTTTATTTCCTCTCGTTTAGGGTGAGGCTAGCCACAGGGGCGAGACTAGCCTCACGTTTTAGGGTTTAAGCAGTTTTGTTAAACCAGTTTGCGCCAGCTGCAATTTTTGTAGCTAATGCGCCGTATCCGTAGTAGTTAACATCAATTTGACCTGTGTTAATTACGTTGGTGCGTAGTGACAATCTTGGTGATTCGTACCAAGTGTATGAATCAGGATTCAATACAACCATTGAGTAATCGCCTAGACCAGTTCCACCAGTTCCTGTCATTGAACGTGATACGTACATATCTAGTCCACTGATTTGGCCTCTTAAACTTTGTGGAGAAACATTTCCACCGGCATTACTTGGCTGGGTCGCTGTATAGATTGGACGACCAGCTTCGTTGTAACCCATAATTTTACCCCATTGTTGAGGGCTAACTACAATGTTACGAGCAAAACCAAGAGAAGCTGAATAAACAGCTGCTGCTGCAGAAGAAACGTATTCTAATAGTCCTTCTCTGTCTTCGTCTGCTGGTGTTGCATTTAATGTACCTGTGTTTGCAACTTCACCCATTACGTATGAGTCTGTTGCTTTTGCGTAAGCAAATTCCATTTGACGAACAAGTTCATCAAAAAATACTGGTGAGCTTCTGTCTAATAATTCAACAGATAATGTTTGTTGTCCACCAAATTTTTTAACTGCAACTGATACAAATGAAGAAGCTGTATCTGTTTCTGATAATGCTGCTGCTTCGTCTGCTTGGGCTACGCTAGGCGCAGTTGTAATTTTTGGAATTTCGAAACTCATTCCGGCTGCAGGCAAGGTCGCACGTGATAAAGCATCTATAAATCCTCTATCAGCGTTTGCAATGCCGTTAATTACTTCTTGTGATTGTGGGGTTGGAATAAAGGCTGCGTTGTTACCTGTGGTATCAGCTGCCATTACGTATTGACGTGAATCTTCGTTTCCAAGTGCTGCACGAATATTGTGTTCTAAGTATGAACCTTTAGAAACAATTGGGCTTCGTGGTGCTGTGAAGATTGCAGGACGCGCGTTGCGTTCTTGGGCTTCAACAGCTGGGGCTGCAACAACTTCTGCTGCAACTTCCTCTACTACTTCTGGGGTAACTTCGTTTGACACGATAGTTTCCTCGCTTTCTGTTGGTTGTGAAATATCTGCGCTTGCAGCTACTTCGGTTATTTGGGCATATTCGCC